TATTTTAATTTAAAAGAATCAATATAACTTTCACCTACAGCTACATCTAAAATAATAGCATTATCAGGAACGCCTGGTAGTGTTGGAGCTGAAATAATGTAATCAATATTTTCATTATTCCATACTTTCATTTTAGTTTTAGCATTTGAACGTTCTGATGTCTTGAACACCATTACTACAGGTTGACCATTATATGCTTTACCTTTTTCTGCTTTAAATTTTTCATGTTTATAGCCTTTAGGATAAGTAACTTCTACTTTATAGGGACCATTAGCATTTTTACTTTTATCATAGTACCAAGTTGATTTGGTTCCTTCATTTTGATACTTTTCATTAGCAAACTCATAATAAATTCTTTCGAATTTGTCTAATACTACAGCAGGTGCCTCAGCAGGTCTACCTCTACGTTCTGTTTTTTCCATAACCTTTATTTCCATGTCGTTAATATACGAATTCTATTTTAAAAAGCCAAATTACCTGTACATGACTATTATATCACCAAAATGTTTATCTAAAACATTAATTAGATTTTCATAGTTACCACTTGTCATTTCATTTTTAACTGGTTCCCATTCAATACCTGTTTTGTGACATAAATCTTTAGCAAGACCTAATAAAGCAAAAGCATTACCTTCAGGACCCATTAAATCGATTTCGATTTTAGTTTTTTTAGGACGTTTATTTGTTATCATTAGTTTAATTGTTTACGAACTTCTTGAACATGTTTACAGCCTTTGTTTCTATCTTTAGCTCTGTAGAAACCACTACAATTACAAGTTAATTTTAAACCTGATTTTTTAACTGTATAAAAATGACCTGGATCACTTGATGATTCAAATTTCCAAACATCTTTTTCAACAGGTACTTCTATTTTTTCAGGTTTAATCCATTCAATATCATTCAATGTTGTTTCAGGATGAACTTCCTGCCAAGTAGGAACAATATATTTTTTACCTGATACAGATGAAATAAACAATGTTGGTGGTAACATAGGATGAATATATTCATATCTGAATAAATGACTACTACCACTTATTAAATGAGGAGCTGGTTTGAAACCATAAGATGTTCCTTTAGTATGTTTAATAAATCTGTTAGTGTAGGTAATTTCTTGACCTAAGATGTTTACTTTGTACGTTTCTGTTACTTTATGTAATGCCATAACCTTTATTTCTATAACATGAATATACGAAGGGAATTTTAAGAAGCCAAACCTTTTTTTTCTTCTTGTATCTCTTCTTTAAGTAACTGAATGTCTAGAGTAAGAGCTATACATAAGCGTTCTAAAGCATCCCAATCATATTGTGCTATTTTAGCCAAAATATCATCAGGGATGCTTTGAAAAAACTCTATTGCTCCTCCATCAATCTTCATTCAAAATATCCTTTAACCAATCTGGATTTTTCTTTTTAATTTTACCTTTTGTTTTTTGTTCTTCTAACCAAATTCTCAGAACTGCCAATTTTTGATTGTTGCTTGTTTTACTCATAAATGTTTTTTAACCTTGTCCTACTGAAACTTTAATATAATTTTTTGAATTTTTATTTTTACTCATTTTTGTTTTTGCGTGAACACCTTTTCTTGATTTTTTAGGTTTTTTTCTGTAGAGTGAAGATGCACTACTTAATGTTGATTTTTTCTTTGTTGCTGCCATGCTGATACATACATGGCTTTGTAATTAAAGTCTTTCCCATTTACTTTTATAATCTTTATTAGTAGTAGCATAAACAGCATACTCATTCCTAATTGGTTGGCCTGAATTATAAGCACCACAAGCTAAAGTCCAATCATGATGAATTGAATACCATTTACGAAGCATTTTCATACTAATCATAACGTTTAGATCAATATTATTACGTAATTCTTTTTCAGTAACGCGTTTTTTAGCGTATGGTTGTGCCCATCTTGTAATAATTTGCATAGGTCCCACAGCACCAGCAGATGACGTTCTACGATGTTCATAATCAAAATCAAACGGACCTCTATAACGTGTTTCTAAATAAGCAACATTGTAAGCAATGTGTTTTGGGATACCGAAACTATCACTCCAATGCTCAATTGATTCGTACATTTGGAGTGAAGTAGTTCCAGCAGCTAAATCTAGTCTGTCTTCAAATTCATCCATTCTTCTAGTAATGTTAAGATACATTAAGCATATAACACCTAGAACAATAATTAAATACCAACTTTTTAATTTAGCGAAAATTCCCATAGTTTTATTTTGTCAAAGGGTTAGCAATTTTAGCAGCATACATTCTGAAAATAGCACTACCTACTGAGTCACTATAGATAACATACTGACCTGTTTTACGGTCCATAATTATCAATTTGTCTTCAGAATCAATAGCAATTCGAACTTCTTTATTTAAGATAGTTTCATTTACTGCTTGTGGTTTCATTTTCAATTCCTGAAAATAATAACCTAATCCAAAACCAGCAATCAAAGTTGATGCTACAATAGTGACGTTCATAAAACGAGCGAATGCTGTTTTAAACTTTTCTTTGAACTCTTCTGTGATTAAATTTTTCATAACTATTTTTGTTGTAAATATAATAATAGGATTTTAAATCCCCACGTTAAATTAAGATTTTTTTGGTCTTCCTCTTTGTTTAACAACAGGGTTCTTAAGTTCATTAATAGTACTTACTATTCTAGAACAATCTTCATACATTTCTTCTCTAATATAGTAAGGTAAATTTTCCTCTAATGTTGAAGCAAAATGTTGTCTTTCAACAGTAATATCATATATTTCACCTTCTTCTAAACACGTAATAGATAAAACATGTACGTGTTTTTTCTTTGTATGTATATTTTCTAAAATACCACTTACAATAGCTTTTGCTATTCTAATGTCTTTATTGTCTACCAATTCCTGAAATTCTTCAGTGTTATTGACTGTGATCTCTGCTACCATAATTAAAATAATTTAAAAAAGTCTGTTTTAATGTTCTTTTCCTTTAATTTACTAAATTTTTCTTGCTCTTCCAAGGTTTTGGTAGCAAGTTTTTCAAGGTGTTTTTGTTTTTGGGCATCAAAATCATTCACAATAGCATCGTGTTTTTTGTTTTTACCCTTTTTTAATAATGGTACTCTTTTTTTCATAGGCGAGAAATATATTCACTACCATCATCTACAGGTTTCGAGTCATATAGTCCTAATTCTCTAAGTCGTTGTTGGGTATAATCATCTACTTCCCAATCAACTTTAGATTCATTTTTAACTAAATGATCTTCAAGCCCCTCTAGCTGTTTGTCGCTAAATATGTCTCCGATCTGGAGAAAATAACAATTGTAACAAAGCATTTCTAAATTTTCTAATCTATAATGTTGTTTGTTACCGTCTTTAAAATTCATTATAAGCGGCATTTTATAGTCTAGTACGCGATGCTCATGAAAACCACACGAATAGCATTCCTCTTTCATATAACCCTCTTGTAACAACCTATATTTAATTTTATTTGGGTTAAATGAAGACGGATCAATTCTACCTTCTATTAAGTCTAATAAAGCAAAATCTTTTCTTGGGTTACCATTACTTAAAAATTTAGGAATACCTTTGCCACATTGATTTTTATGTTGTTCAAATAAATTTGGATAACCGGGTTCGGTAGCATCATAACGTTTTGCCCACATCTTATAATGAATATAAGAACAGTTCAAATAACGTGCTGCTGCTTTATTTGATTTGGTTTTAGCCATAGCAGCTAAAATCATTTCCTTACCAAGTGGTCTTGCTTTAGGCATTATTCTTCCTCGTTTGATTTTACCTCTCTAAATCCATAAGGAATTTCTTGTTGAGGTTCATCCGTTAGTTCAAGTAATTTATTTCCTGCTTTACGTAGTTTATTTTCTGCTTCAATATATGCTTTATATTCATCGTGTTCTAGATGAATAGTTTCAATCCAAGTATGGTCACCTTCACCTTTCATTACAGTGATTGTACCTTTTTTCTGTACACCTGAGCAATTAACACATGTTTTAGCTGTTGGGAGTGCTTTAATTCTACCTTCAGGTATTACATCTCCACATTTTACACAATTTTTCATAACTTATTTGTTTTTTTCTATATTATCTATTCTTTTTAAAAATTCCCAAAGTTGTTCTGCTGTTTCTACCAGTACATCTTCTTCTTTACCATCAATATGATCATTAAATTTAATAGGCATTATTTCTCCTTCTTTATTATATCGATCATATACCCACCATAAAATGATATCTGTTTTCCATTCACCATATTTTAGGTGTAATAGATTTTCAATCATTATATAAAAAGGTTCTTCATAGGAAGTAATATTTAAATTATGTTGTTCTAATGAAGCTGTTCGTTCAAAACAATCATTAAGTAAATTAATTATATCTACTAAAATCTCCTTTTCACTTAAATCCTTTTTCTTTTTAGATTTAATATTTACATTTTTACCAAAATTTTTCATATGATAGTTACTACACCAAATATTTTTAAAAACTCTTTTAATGGTAATTGTTTACGTTCGGCAAATACTTTTGCTGCTTGTAACCTAGAAGTAGCAATTACACGACCTATTGTTTCTTGGTCTTTATCTCTTCTATTATAAAATTTAAATACCATACTAATAACTATTAGATAATTTCAAATTCAATTTCAATATTTGAAAAGCCCCAAGTATCTAGGTTTTCTGTTTTTTCTTGGAATGTAACTGCTCTATGGATATCATTTGCTTTTCTATTAATACCTTCAGCAAATCCACCTCCACCCCATCCTTTGGAACCATGGTTAATATGAAACATAGGGGGATCAAAAATAGCTTTTAACCCAAAACCATGTTTAACAGATTTTTTCTGTACATTAGTATCAGCATATAAAGGATAAATAAGTTCTTCTTCAAATCCTTTAATTTCATCCCAAATATGTTTTGAAGCAATTTGAAAATCACCACAGCAATTAATTATACTATAGTTATCACCTTTTACTGTTTCTTCTCCTTGAACACGTCTTTCAGAATTAACATAGATATAATCTCTAAGTTTATCCCATTCTTGAAATTTCATTTCTCCACCATGAAATTCTTTAATAATATCCCAAGTAACTTCTCTACGACTTAAAGTAATCATAGTGTTATTATCACTTTCGTTAATTATTTTTTCAATATCTTCACGTTTAGGATGAATAATATCAATATTAGTAGAAACAATATAATCACCAGTTGCTCTGCGAATACCAATATTGCGAGCTAATACTTCACAACATAGTTGAGCATCAGAATTATATCTTGTAAGTTGAGAAGCAGCACCTGGAGGTATTACAAAATGTTTTAAATTACCTTTTAGTTGAAGATTATCTTTGATATCCCAAAGTAAACTATGTGTTGGTGAATTCCAATCAACATAGATAACTTCATCATAGGTATTAATAGCTGAATTAATAGCATAAGTTGCTCTTTCATTTAAATGGCCTCCATAATTATCGTTTCTGGAGATTATAACTGCTGTAATTTTCATAAAGTTTAAAATTGTTTTCTATATACATCCCAAAACTTTTGAGCGGCTTCGGGTAAATAATTGTAATAATTTTCTAAATCGTTTAAAAGTTTATATGTGTTTCTATATCCTATTACCTCATTTTCTAAATTAGTAACTAAATCTTGAGGATTACGAGCTTGATATACAGAAGCTTTATTATAAACTACTGAACAAGGAAAATAGTGTTGTACGATATAAGCACCCCAAATATCATCCATTCTACCTGCATGAGGTAATACAGCATAATAAGGTAATACTTCACGTGATAAAAACGTATTTTGAGAATTAAAAGGAGCTATATCAGGACTACCAAATGGATTAAATTCTTCAAATTTAACAATAGGTTTTTTACTCAAACGACATAAAGCATCAATATCAGGATCACCATCCCAAAAATCAGCTTGAATTAATACCTTACGAGTACCTTTTCCTAAATATTCAATATTATTTTTTTCAGGAACCATTTCAATTGGGTATCCTCTATGCCATAAATCACTACAATTAGTAGGAGAAATAGGATCAAACACATTAAATGTTTTATGTTTAAAAATATCTATTTCTATTTCTTGACCCACTAATAAATTATCACCCCAATTATCATAAGGAATATTATCATCATCAACAGTAGCTACAATATCTGCTCCTTGATCATAAGCAAATACAAATCCAATATTCCTACGTTGAATACTTTTCCATCCAATCGTTTTACTTAATTCAGGATAATAAGCTTCCTGTTGATCTGGGCGTAGATAAATTATACATGATCCAAATTCCTGTTCTAAAGAATTGTACATTTCATGAGGTGTTTTAGTATCACCTACAATTACAAATGTCCAATCTTTTTCTTGAGCTAATTTACAAAACCTACGAGTAGCTAATGTAGGTTCGTTAATAGTTGTTGTAATTATAAATTTTTTCATTTTATCCGTTTACTTGTTTATTAATCCATTCAAATGTTTTAGACATACCTTCAAATAAAGGCATTGAAACTTCCCAACCCATTTTTTCTTTATATAATTTATTATCTGAATTTCGTCCTCTAACTCCTACAGGACATTTAAAACCATATTTGTTTTTAAATTCTTCTCCAGCAATATTTTTAATATACGACCTTTCTTTTTTATTGGCAATCTCAAGTGCCATTTCAGCTAATTGATTAATTGTAACCATTTCTTCTGATCCAATATTAACAGGGCCATAAAATTCTTCTTGGCGCATAAAACGTAATACTGCTTCTAAACAATCATCAATGTAAAGAAATGAACGGGTTTGTTGACCATCACCCCATACTTCGATATACTCATCCATTCCTACTTCAGCTGCTTTTCTACACATAGCAGCAGGTGCTTTTTCTTTTCCACCTGTCCACGTTCCCATAGGACCAAAAATATTATGAAAACGAGCTACACGAACATCTAAACCATAATTACGATTAAATGCTAAAAATAAGCGTTCACTAAATAATTTTTCCCAACCATACTCTGAATCTGGATTTGCTGGATATGCTGATGATTCTTCACAATTAGGATTATTTGGATCTAATTGATTATGTTCAGGGTACATACATGCTGATGAAGAGTAAAACACACGTTTAACTGATTTTTTAGCGGCTTCATGAGTTACATTTAAATTAATTAGAGCTGAATTGTGCATTACATTTGCATCATTTTCACCTGTAAAAATATAACCAGCACCTCCCATATCTGCTGCTAATTGATAAACTTCATCAAATGAGTTTACCTTATCAGATTCAGATGTTTGATTAGGAGCCATCATTATACGAGATACTAACATAGGATCTCTTAAATCACCACAAACATATTCATCACAAATATCGTTATGGTTCCAATATTCATGTTTTTCTTTTATATCTACGATACGAACCCAAAAACCTTCATCTTTGAGTCTTTTAGCTAAATGGCCTCCTATAAAACCACCGCCACCTAATACAAGTGCTTTTTTCATTTTAAATTTATTTTAGTATATTGTTTTTGAGGGAATTCTATTCCTGAGGAAAATTTATTATAAACTAATTGAGTATCAAATTCTATAGAATGAGGTATTTTAGAATACAGTTCTGGATTGCCTGTAGGTTTAGTATGAGTCATTTTGATTGTATCTATAATAGCTATTTTATCTTTTGGATCACCTAATAGATAAGACCAAACACCATCTAAACCCCACGATGAGTAATTAACATCAAATGTTTCTTTAAGTTTTAATACAGTATCTAAATTCATTAAAGGAGCCATTACTTCAACAAAATTAGTGTAACGTAATAAAGAATTTTCTTGAGGCAAAGTTATTTGATGAGAAGCATAACCTAAAAGAGAGGGTTGACATAGATATAAATCGTATTTTTTTGCTATTTCAAATAAAGCATTAATGTCTTTTGTACTTATATCAATGTCATCATCCGGGAACCAAATGTATTCATATTGAGATACCCAATCCAAATTATTATCAATAAAAGATTTAGTTAACCACCATTTAAAACCCTTAGAAGCATAAACATGAGGAGTATCTTTAGTATAAGATTTAGCTACCTCTATATTATCTCCATAGTAAAGTAAAACTAAATCAAATTCAGGATTACCTTTCAACCATTCTTTATGAAGTGATTTATCACCGGCTGGTGCTATAATTAAATTCATTTATACTTTGTATTTAGTTCTACCTATTTGTTCAATCTTATCATACAAGTCATTTTGAGCAACTTGACGTTCTAATTGTTTTGGATGTAATATACAAAATAATTCTTCGGTAGGCAAGAAAACATACGTTTTATGTCCTTCAATTTTACTATGAAGTAAACCATCCCATTTTACCCAATCACAATTACGATATAATCTCATCTGCCAATCAGGAAAATTAACCCAACCTTTTTCATTTACATTCCATCTCCATTTTGCAATATATTCTTGAGTTAATCCTTCAACTGTATTGATACGAGGCATAATAAATAAATCTGTTTCATTATTATTCTCTAAGATTTGAGGTAACATTTCAATAAATTCTGGTTTTACTAACTCATCAGCATCTAATTGAAGAATATAATCTCCAGTACATAAACTATTTAAATAGTTTTTCTGAGTGTGGTCTCCATCAAATATTCTATATTGAAGGATGATTTGATCTTTATATTTGTCTAATATTGATTTTGTTAATTCATCCGTGGAGTAATCGTCTACTATAACTATTTCATCTATAGGACGTTTATTACTGGTTAAAAACGAAAGTAATGTTTCTACATATTGACCTTCATTGTGTGTTAAAATTGCGTAACTAATTTTCATATAAAAAATTTTCTAATTTGTTTAAATTCATTGTTGTATTCATAGGAACATTAAATGGAGAACCTATAGATTCTACAGCAAATCCTTTTGAAACAGCTAAATCATATATTGTTTTTGGTTCGGTTCCCACATTAAATACTCCTTTTGCGTCTTTAATAATTAATTTAATAATTAATTCTGCTATGACGTTAACGAAATCTCCGTTGGTTTCCAAGTCATCCCAAGCTTCTTTATAAGGAAAAGGAAATGGTTTATGTGATTCTCTACAAACTAAATAATTTTTTGATTTTAATTGTACATAAGCATCACCTAATAATTTAGTATAACCATACCAAGTTTCTATATGAGCAGGAACAGTAAGTTCTTCATCAGCGTTTTGGGGTGAGTTAGAATAAATATAATCAGTAGATATATGAATTAATTTTTTATTATGGTTATTACAATAATCTACTAATTCTGCTACTGCTTTATAATTTACATCCCAATGTTGTTGTTTGTTATCGTCATAAGTTTTTGTATAAGCAATACAATTAACTATAACATCATAAGGTAATAGGAGATAAGACCAAGTAACTATATTAGTAATATCTAAATTATCTTTTTTTCTGGAATAGTAATCCCATCCAGTTTGATTAATAATTTCTTTACCTAGTAACCCATCTCCTAATACTACTATTTTCATTTTGCGAAGAATTCTTTAATTTTATCACAAACGTAATCTACATCCTCAATAGTCATTCCGTGGTGTGCACCTAACAAAAAACCATTTTTCATAATAGTATCTGCGTTTTCAAAATCTTGCAAATATTCTCTATAAACAGGGTGACGTGTTACGTTTCCGGCAAATGTTACTCTTGTTTGAATATTGTTATCTTCTAGGAAGTTAAGTAATTCAAAACGTTTTTCAGTTTGTAAAGGAATAGCTAACCAATTTGGTTGAATTGAATCATCTGGGAGAATCAAATCACCTACACCTTTAAGATTTTCAATATAACGTTCAATATTTTCTCTTCTAATTTGTGAGAATTTCTCAAAACGGTGTAATTGAACTAATCCAAAAGCAGCATTCATTTCACAAGCTTTCATATGATATCCTAATACAGAATATAAAAACTTATGATCATAAGGAATACCGTCTACATTGTGATTAAAACGATCAGACATAATTTCCGAATCATCACCCAAACGCCCCCAGTCTCTGTATTGTAGACACTTAGTAACGTATTTTTTATCATTAAACATTACCATACCACCAACACCACCAGCTGTAATAACGTGTGAAGCATAAAAACTAGTTGTTGCTACATCACTTTCAGGAGTTTCAGTAATTGTATCAGCTGAATCTTCAATTAAAATGATATCTGTTCTACCTAGTAATTTAATTTCTTGACGTAAACGTTTCCAATCAGGTTTATTACCAATCAAATTAGGTAACATAATTGCTTTTACATCAGGAGTAATTGCTTCAACTACTTGATTAATATCAGCTACGTAATCATTTAATCCTACATCTACGAATTTAGGTTTATAACCTAATTGAACAATAGGAGCTAATGTAGTTGAAAACGTACAAGCAGGAGTAATGATTTTACATCCTTTAGGTAAATCTAAAGCAGCAATAGCTAATAAACAAGCTGATGAACCTGAGTTGACAAATACACCATACTTTTTACCAAAACGTTTTGCTATTTTTTCTTCAAATTCAACAGATTTAGGACCTTGTCCACCTAACCATCCTGAACGGAGTGATTCTTCTACTGCTTTAATTTCTTCTTCCCCATAAGATTCAAATTTGTAAGGGGCATACCATATTTTTTTCATGTTAATTTATTTTAATAAGTTTTGTATTTTCTATTAATGTATTTTTTTGTTCTTGAGTTTCCAAGTTATATTCCTTAACTATTTTATTTTCATATAAAAATTTAACGTTATGTATATTTTCTAATAACCCCAACCCACCAAACTCTGAAATATGTGGGTTAATGTGAAGATTATGTATTGTATTATTATTTAATATAATAGAAAAATTTAATGTTTCTCCTTTTATATTGTGAATAGCCCAAAATAAATCTTCAAAATTGTTAGATTCTTTTTCTTTATAAACTAAACAAAAAATTAATGTTTTATCTTGTGCTGTTTGATATTGTGAGGGATTTAAAAATTCTAAAATAGAATTGTAATCTTTTATTAAATATTGTTTATCTTTAAATAATAAATTAAATAAAAAATTTTCTACTTTTAGTTCATACCCACTATATTTATTTAATATATTTTCTTTTAAATAATAAATATCATCTAATTGAAAATTAGATAATTTTATACACATATATCCTAATAAAATATCATATCCTTGAAGATTATGTTTATATAATATTACATCATTATCTTGTAGATGTTCAATATTTTTATCTAATACATCTAAATCTTTAATAGAAAAATCATATTCCATATAATGAATATATTCATATTCTAAAATTTTAGAAATCACTACTCCCTGTAGTATAAAATTATATACAGGAAGTAGGGTACTAAAATTAGGAGTTGCTATTTTTGATTCAACCCACCACGCTCCTTCTATATCAAAAAATGTATTCCATTTAAATCTTTCATCTAACTGAACTTCATTTCTTTCATCATAAAAATAATAATTAGAAGAATCTATTATATCTTGAGGAAGTGGTGAATGAGATAAAAGTAAAACATCTCTTTTATTTTGTTTTAGATAATAAATTAAATTTCTTACCAACTGTTGTCTTTGTATATCAGGGGCATATGCAGTAACAACAAAAAGAGATTTTTTCATAATTATTCAGGTAATACTCCAATATATGAAAGCGCTTCCATAAAATCACGCTCATTAAATTCTTTTAATGTAGTCATATCCATTCTCCATTCATAGTATTGTCCTTCTTTTCCTGGGATTGGGTATTTGGTTTTTTCTTCTTCAGAAACAGGGATTGCTTTTACAGCAGCCCATTTCCATTCTGTTGAAGCAGGACCATTTGCAAAAATCATTCCTTGAGTAGGAATATTAACAGATGAAGGCATCCAAGTTTTACTATTTTCATCTTTATAGAATAAATCTTTATAAAGTTCAGGTAATATTTCAACTTGACTATTATAAAAATCTTCACCCTCTTTCATTAATGAATTGGTTTGAAAACCACAACCATAACAAAAGTAGGTTTTAATGTCCTGATTTACTTCGTCAACATAACAAGCATCAGAACCACAACGTGCACATGTAATTAAATTATCCATTTATTTTTTCTAATTTTGGGAGTTCTATTTTATTTAAGGTAGGGAGTTTAAAGTTTACTTCTTTTGGAAACTCAGGAATATATTGAGTTAATATACTGTCAATTTTTTCTTTCATTTTATCCCAGCTAAATTCGTTTTTACTTTTGTGAGCTTGACGTTTTGCTTTATCTGTATAGTTTTTATAATTTTCAAAAACATCTTTTAAATAAAAACCAATTTGAGCATGGTCTGGAGAAAACCATAATGAATCAGGATGAAGGAATTGATTTTGAGTACTTGGATGTACTTTAGTTAATTGACCTCCTAATAAATTAGTAAATTCAGAATTAAGAAAATCCATTTGTCCTGACCAGCCTGAGCATATTAGTGGTTTTTTAGTTAAAGTAAATTCAAGTAATGGACGACCATAACCTTCACCTTTAGTTAAGCTAATCATAGCTTTTACTTTTGAATGGTTATAAAGTTCATTCATTTCCTCGTCTGTAAAATCTCCATTAAGTAAATAAACACTAGGTAAATTCTTTGAGTTTACTGTTTTTTGGATTTTTTTAATTTTCTTTAAAATTTCTTCTCTGTCAACATAAGATGAATTAACTTGAGATGTTTTTAAAATAAGGGCAGGAGCATTCATTTTATTTTTAAACGTTTCATAAAACGCTTTAATTAATAAACCAACGTTTTTTCTATCCTCACCCATATCTCCAGGCATCCAATGTCCTACAAACAAATAAGCAAATTTTTCTTTAATTGAATCTAAATTAATATTTTTTACTTGATGTGATTCAATTACTTTATAAACATCAGTATCTGCTCCTTCAAATAATACTTCAATTGGTTTTTTTACTTCAATTTTTTCTTGAATTTGATTAGTATTTTTATCTCGCTTTTCAAATTTAGCATCTACAAATACTTTTTTAGCATGTTCTGAGGAAGTTAAAGTTATATCCATTCTATTAATACCTTCAATCCATTCTGCTGGGCAAATTGTACTTTCAATACCTGCTGTACAACCAATATTATATTTTCCTACTGGTTGAAATTCATTTGGTACTGTGATTTGCATCCAAATTTCTGGTTGTTTTGGGATTTGATTATTTGGTAATACTAAATCATATAAAAAACTCCATTCAGAATTATCTTCACAAAATCCAAATGCTGTATTACCCCATCTTTGAGAAAGTAATCTTACATTATATTTGTTAGTTTTAACAATGGCTTTAACTAAATCTCTTGCGCGAGCACCATAGCCACTATAGGTGTCAAAAGGGCAACTTATAATAAATAACGGTTTCATTAAAATAACAATTTATGGTTTACAATTTTATCTTCAATATTATTAGTATTAATCAATTCATACTTTTCTCTTGGTTCCCAAGTACTAAATAACTCATCAAAAGCTTCAATAACTCTTTTACCTTGAGTTTTTCCAGTAAATCCAGCTTCACTAACAGCCCATTCTCTACCTTTTAATCCTTTAGCTTTACGTTCTTCAGGAGTTAAAGTATAAATAGCCATTATTTGTTCAGCAGCATCTTCTGCAGTACATCTATCATCCCAAATATAAGGTGTTAATGGAGATCCATTAAGTGATCTATTATTAGGGAATACAGGAAATGCCCACTCACCACATTTTTTATACTTGCCTGTATGGTTTGAAGGAATATCTGCACTTGGAACAAACCAATTACCATTTTCATCTTCAAATCCCATTTGATCTTGCATACCACCGGTTACGTTAGCAATAATAGGATTACCACACAAAATAGCTTCAGTTATACTTAATCCCCATCCTTCATTAGATGTTAATAGAATTTGAGCATCTGTACTATTATATAATAAATTCATTCCTACAGGATCAAATTTAGTATCTGTAAAGATAATATTGTATTGTTCACCGTTAGCAATTAATTCAATTACTGCTTCTAAATCTGTACCTGCGTCTAACACTCTTTCTGTATGTAATACAAAAGCACATTTTTTAGCTTTTTCAACAGGTAATTGATTTATAAAATATCTATATGCTAATATAGTATCAGGGATTTGTTTACGTCTAATATTCCTAGAATTAAAAAACAAAACAAAATCATATTCTTTACCTTTGAATAAATTCTTTTTAAATTCCTTTAAAGTAGAATCGTTTTTATCTAAAGGTTTAAATATTTCATGATTTAATCCATGAGGAACATATTTAATAATTTTTTTATCTGCTTTATCTCCTAATACTAATTTATTAATATTAACAGTTTGTTTTGAAATTCCCATTAACAAATCACAGGCCTCATAGAATGCTTTATTATATAATGGAGCAGGATAATCATCCCATATATTCAAATACGTAATCGGAATTTGTTTTCTAATCTCATTTTCAATAGAAAATAACCAAACAAAATAACGAGGATCAGTAATCAACATTAAGGCATCTGGTTTTTCAATTTTGATAAGTTGTCTTAACAAATCTGGGTTACCGTACTCATTTACTGGGTACATAACTACTGATGAGTCATTAATTCCTGCATTTTCATTGGTTGCTTGAGATAAATCTAATCGTTTACCAGCTTCAGGATGATTAATACCGCCACCAATATTTACCCAATTAAAATGTTGAGCAGTATGGATAACTATTTCTTTGGCTACTGTTGCTACACCAGAAGTAACTCTAATGTCGTCACAGATAAGCATAATTTTCTTCCTCTTATCAGGAGGTAAGTAAGCAAAACTTGAATTCATATTCTTTTTTAATTTTTAATTTCTAAATTGTTGTGTGAATGAACTTTTTTACGAAAATCTTCATCAGTAAGGTACAAATGAATAGTGCGGTCGGCAAGTTTTTGTAAAGAAAATTTGTACTTAACACAGGCAATCTTGAAATCCTCGAATAACTCACTCTGTACTTTCACAGAGGTTAATGTCATATCCTTTTTATTTGTCATAGCTTTTATTAATTTAATATCGTATATAAATATATTAGGATTCTTTAAGATATACCTTTATTACACAATTCTTTCTTATCTTTAAAGGGACAGTACTTACAATTATTAAGTGAAGGATTCGGTTCATGACTTACATCTTTATGAGAACCATCTGTATTAAATACACCTTCTATAAAATTTGTTATAGCACTTACTGCCTTATTTACTTTTACTTTACCAGACGCTGGAGAATATTCTTGGATTCTGGAAGTAGGGTATGGGGAATCTTTCCATATTTTACGTTTAACTATAAAGAATTCAATATCAATATTATCAATATCAACACCAAATTGTTTAGCAAAGAAGTATTTATAGAGTATTAATTGAAATTGTTTTGTTTCATCTTTTTTCTCATAATCACTCCAACCTTTAGTAGATGTTTTAATATCTAATATCTTAAATTTATTTAATGTTTCGTTATATAAAACAACATCTAAATAACCTTTATATAAAACATTATTAAATTGAGGTAGTGGAGTTAAAACAATAGGTACTTCACATCCAATTAAATGCCATCCTCTTTTACCAAAAATACCTGCTCTGTTTTTCTTTACTGCTTTAATAATTTCTAATCCATCTTCAAAAAATTCTCTCATTTGGACAGAATCACTAAAATGAACCTTTTTATTTGAAGTATAATCTTTTAAATACGTTTCTCTAAAACGTTCTTCAAAATAAGCATCTAAATCAATTCGGTCAGCAGCAGCACCACTTTCCTCGTATATAGTTGTTATATAATGTTGTAAAGTTTCATGCAATGCCGTTCCAAACGTCATATGAATTGATGATTCAGACGTATAGAAACCATCTTTATACTGTAAAGACCATTTGCGTGGACAATTAGTATACATTGAAAGTTGACTATACGAAATCGATTTATGGATTGCGTAGTTAACTTCGTTTACTGGTTGTTTTTTAATTTGCTTTACAATTGCAGGTATTTTTTTCTTTTTAGGCATCAAAAACTTCTTTATACCATATAGGTTTATCTAATTTATACTTACTTTCATAAGTGTTACAATCCTTTGATATAATATCATTTATTATTGGATTGTTTTTTGAGGAGGTAGACATTTCAGTATACATCTTTCCCCCATAATAATAATATACAGGATACTTACTATATTGGAACATAAAATCATCTCCACACCAATGAACTAAATCTTCGGGCATTGGTTGGTAATGTTCTTTTTGACCAAATACTAATACACCCCATCCCCACAATCTAATTTCTTGGATTTCAAATCCATAATATAATGGTTTTCTGTGAGTTTCATATTGTGAGTTATGAATTCCTATGTAACCTGATTGAGGATAAGTATTGTAAAAATTGTATACATCTGTAATTGTTTTTGGGGAAAAATTAATATCATCACTACATAAAGCTATATAAGGATATTTAGCTAATGAAACTCCTAAATTACAAGATTTAACATAAAATAAATTTTCTCCTGTATTTATAATTCTTACTTTGGTGAAGTTAGATAAATCTAAGGATCCTGTTTGATTTTCAATTAGTAATATTTCTCCTACTAAATCACAGGTCTCTAAACTTTCAATAAGAGGAAGTAATCTTTGAGATTTATAAATTGTAGGAATAATAAAACTAAACATAAAATTTATTTTTTACCTTTTAGCATTTGGATTGTTTTTTCTAGATATAGAGCTAAATCCATTGCTTCTTCTTTAGCATGTTGTAAATAATCTAATACTGACAAATCTGTTCTGTCTAAAGTATTATTGTATTTTTCTTTACCCATTTCAGCTCTAGTAATATGTTCATCAATAACTGAATCAACAATAGAGTCTGTTTTTAATATTGTACGAGTTTCAACATCATGTCTAACTCCATAAATTTCACTATTTTTTGTCATTGTACTTCTTTTAATAACTTTTTAATTTCTTTCTCATCAACTCCTGCTCTTTCAAGAATCATCTCTACTCCTTCTTTTTTGAGAATATAAAGATAATCTTCAGCTTCTCCAAGTGAAATGGTATAATGATCAGCAATGTGTTGTAACACTTTTTCGTTTGGTTTTTTACGTGAACTTTTCACGTACTTAAGGAAGACATTCTTTTTAGGTAACATATGGCAGTAGTATTTATAGGTTTTTTCTTTTTCGGGTAAAGGTATTCTTTGACCATAGTTTGCAACCTCGGTGTATCCTTCATACATACTAACAAACCGATGAACCATGTAAGAATTAAACGAATTTTGCTGGTCTTCGGTAAAAGAAGACCAAGCTGTTTTCGTTGTTGTTATCTCTTTAAGCCAATCAAATATTGTCATCTGATTCTTCTTCGAATTCGGCTCTTAATTCTTTAGGAAGCAATTCTACTAATACTTTACCTGTAGCTACATCATAAAAACATGGAATTGGAATAACTCCATCTTCTTGAGTACCAGTTACAAAACGAGATACTTTACGTAAAATAACCCCTTCAGAAAATACTTGATTACCTTCAGGTGATGTGATTGCCTTTGTGTTCTTAATGTCGATGTTGACATTCATTTGTGGTTTATTATTCATTGTTTTCTTCTTTATGTTTTTTCCATTCAATCCAAAATCCAGTTGCTACTAATAAATTCATACCAACTGAAGCCCATAATTCATAGATGTCCTCATATATGTTCATAGTTAAGTGAATATGTCCTACTGCCCAAAAAGGAATAGATAAATTACTAGCTACCCACATTATGAAAAATAGGACAAATTTTTTCATATAACTCTTTTACTTGAAATTAATGACAAGATTCTGGATATCAAAGCCATTATGTTGATTTCTTTATCTAATCTAAAATTAGCATGATATTGATATTCTTCAATATAAATTACTACCTCACCTACACTTAACGGAGCATATTTTTCTACATTGTCATATAAGTATCTAAACATGTCTTCAAAATCGTTTACATTTGAATCAGCAATTATTTGTCTAATGTTATTAAACGATTTAGCTGTTGGTTTCATTAATTCCGCGAGCACCTTGTTTTTATAGCTATTAGACACTAATATACTTTTATCTACAACGATTTCATCACCATTAACACTCATTTGTAGTGTGTTAAGCATTTTACGAATATCAGGATAGTGTTGATTAATAACTAATTTCAAATCATCAGCACTACAATCAACTTCCTCCTGTTTAAAGATATCCATAATATGATAAGCAATCTCTTGTTTTGATGGAGGTACAATTTTTAATACCTGACAACGAGATTGTAGAGGATCAATTACACGTTCAATATAGTTACAAGTTAAAATAAAACGAGTTGACCTTGAAAATGTTTCAATAATATTACGAAGCGCTGCTTGGCCCTGAA